TGGTACCGAGATTGTTTTAGGGGGTGTGAGCACGAGCGTCCCAAAGAAAGAAGAGAAGAAACCAGAAGTAGAATCGCAGAAAGTTGAAAAACAAGGAGGTGTTATTTCAACGGTTTCATCAGCGTGCAATTCAGCATATACGAAAATCACCGAGGTAATGCAGTTAGTTAAGAAGTTTGTGTGTAAGACGTTTAAACACATTGGTTCTTTAACATCAGATGTTTACGTGAGAGCGAAAAGTTTTGCTAAAACACTTTATATCACTATGAAGATTGAACAACTTTTGCAGTGGTTTAAAGATAACCCGTTGTTGATGTCGGCTATGGTAGCCAATGTTACAAGTATAGTTATATCACCCAGTATTGAAGATTCATTATTATCAATTGTTTCTCTGATCAGCATTATTGCTGGCGCGATTAGGGCAGTCAAAATCAATTTGCATGCCTCAGACGAAGAATTGAGTGATAACGATATAGACCGAAAGGTTTTTTGTGATATATTAGATGCGAGCATTGATGAAATAGAGACAGCAACAGACGCTTTTACATCAGCATGCGCAACTCCAGCTGGAGCTGGCGCAACCAAAGAGAGTGGTTTTTCATTTTCTGGTTTGGTGGATACATTTTTATCATTCTTTTCAAATTTATTTGGATTTTCGAGTGGATCAATAAAGATTGCATCTTTATTGAGTATGGATTATTTGAAAAGTTTTAATATTATTTGTACATCACGCAAGAATATGGGAGAATTGATCGAGTGCTTTATGAATTTTTTACCTCAGTGGATTAAGTGTTTGTTTTTTGCGTCAGATAGCAAAACATTGATTCGTGAACATATTAAGGACAATAAAACCGCCCTTGGTAAAGTTTATGAATCAGCGCTAGCTTTCAAGATAGCAGTTGAGACAGATGCGAGTGAAACTGAGATTAGAAAGTTAAAAGATGAAGCAGCAGCAGATATGGTGGAATGGCAACGTTATATGAAAGACCATAGGTTACCAATGGATTCAAATATGTTAACCTTAAATCGACAATTAGAAGCATATATTTCAACAATGGAAAAGTCGAAGAATCGAGAGAGAGAACCGTTTACAATTAAAATAGCAGGAGCATCAGGAGTTGGTAAATCAACATTTTGGCCGATTTTAATGTCTTATTTACCTGAGTATGAAGATGTTGATGATGTGAAACATATTAGAGATGAGACATATACACGTCAAATTGGAGATGATTTTTGGAGTGGATATGATGCGAAGCGGCACAAGATCATTTTGTATGACGATTTTAATCAAGATCGAGAGGAGAAAGATTTAGCTGAAATAATAGGGTTGTGTTCCGCGGCTCCTTTTATGCCGAATATGCCGTCTATCAATCCGACGGATAAGAATATAGGCGTAAAGGGAACCCAGGTAACATCACCTTATTTAGTTCTGCTTTCAAATGTCTCTAGAGTAAGTCCAATTACATTGCACAGTCCCGAGGCAATCAACCGTAGGCGACATCTTCAATTTCAAGTCGATTTTAAGCACACATTTGATCATACAATGACATTTGACTTTTCACATGCTTTAATAACAGTAGTTTATTCACGACATCAAACAAAACCGAGCGGTCCATTAACACTTGCGGAAGCTTGTGTTTTCGCTCGAGATGAATATAAGAGTTTTATTGTGGCGCAGAACAAGTTGACAATCAATAGTAATGCATTATTGCGCAAGAACGCAGATCCTATAAGAGAGAAATGGTGGAATCGTAAACCAGAAAGTGATGAGCCAAAGACTGTCAAGCGAGAGAGTGGAATTTCATTTTATAAGTTTAAAGCTAACACATACATTAAAAATATGGCGAGTGGAGCTTTGGCCTCATGGGCAAAAGCTAAGGATTTAGCCAAATATATGTGGGATCGTTCAACTATGATGCTTTATTCTGGGTCTTGTTTTTTGCGTGAGATTCTTGAGATATGTTACAAAGTGTCAGTGTGTGTAGTGGGAGTGTGTATTATATCATCAATTGTTATGCGGAGAGGTGTAGATGCTGTCG